TTATCTAAAAATGAGTAATCTAATGGTACTACTTCTCTCCCGTTTGCTTTTGCTTTTTGTGTTTGAATTTCTCTCTTTTTGCTCGTCTCATCATCGACAGCCATGGCCCAAATTAGCGATTGTTGGAAAATCGCTTTAGGCATATTATACACTTCAAGTAAGGATATGTTATAGTGTTTCGCTATTACATAAGCCCAGTATTGAATTTGAAGGTTGAAGTCTTCACTACAATGGTAGTGTTTTTTCTTTAAAAATGACTTAACCTTCATCTGCCCTGTTTGGTAAACCCCCCTTGCAATGCCTCGGCTAATTCGTTAGGCTGGGGGAGTATTTTGGAAACTTGGTCACCCACGTATCCTTTAAGTGAAAGTAATTCCTTTGTAGTTAATTCAGGATTTGTTTTATCAATCCAATTAGTAAAAGCAAATTCCCAATAACCGCTTAAACTCATGGAGACATCCCCATCTTTTACTTTAAACATTTCTTGGGCGGCATTTTGTATGTCGAGAAAAGATATTTCTTTTACCCATACTTCGATTATAGCAGATTTGTCATCAGGGTCAGCCCTAACACTATGCTTAATCAATTCATCATTCTTCAATAACAGGTTTTTGTTTATTATGTTCTTCGCCATTTAATTCACTTCCATTGGATGCAGCCGCTTCTTCAGCGGGGGCCTCCGATTCTTCCTCAGGGGCTACTGATTCTTCAGTAGAGCCTTCGGTTGCTTCATTGTCGGTAGCAATTCCCTCATCGTTTTGTTTCAGTCTTAAAATAAGTTCAGCCTTGGTGCCATATACTGGCAAATTACGGTCTTTACAAACTTCTTTTAGTTCTGCTACGGTAAGGGAGTCGTATTTTTGTATTTCATCAGGGAATGGATTTTCCATCTCTACTTCAACTAATTTGTTGATTTCTTCTTTTTCAGAGTTAATAATGATATTAGCAACATGTGCATTGATTGCATGATTATCTAACAACCCGATAATCAATTCTTTTTGTTGTATTGAATTAAGAAATACTTGTAATTCTATACCGTTTGTTTTACACATCCATTCAGCATATCCACGTACTCCTAGACGACGATATTGGTGTAATGATTGTTCCATATTCCCACCTCAATACTTTAAAATAGTATCACGAGCCATTACTTTAATTGATTTTGGCATTATCTTTAACGCTGATTTCACTACACCTTTATCCTCAGGTATTTGAAGTGGTGCTTCAATAATATAATAATCATCAATTAAAATAACCATCTTTTCACTTGCGGCTGCGGCAGTGCTACCAGTAAGGTTCTTTTCAAATTCAATACGGATTTGATTAGGTGCAGTAGCATCGGCTTGACTACTAACACTGAATTCTACTCCTGTACGCATTTTATGGTAGAATAGCGGGTCATCAACGATGATTTCCATTGACATATCATAGGTGGTTTGACCTTCAACCATTAAACTTGTATTTCTTGCACCAGCAAAAGGAACTTGGTCAGAGGTAGAAGAAGCGGATTGGTTTTGTCCGTTTATTGTATGGAAACCTTGTACGCCTGTTGTACCGCTTAAATTAAAACTAAGCACTTGGGCTACTTGTTGTCCAGCCAGTTTAATACTACCATTGTAAAACATAAATGGTTTTTGTGTTCCTTTACCAATACCGGATTCTAAACGAAGATTATCTGTGGAAGCGGTATCATCAAACATACGATGTGCGCCATAACTAGTCATACCGTTAGGTGCAGTAAATGTTAAGGTTTGACCTGTTAAACTACCACCAGTTGTAGATGCAGATAATTCAAAGTGAGTTGCATCGGTTATAGATGCTACTGTAGCGTTAGTAGGTATACCAGTGCCACTTACTCCCATCCCTACAACAATTTTATTGGTACTAGCGTGAGTAATAGTTGGGTCATTATTGTAGACGCCTGAACCCACTGTTGTAGTATAAGCCGACAATCGACCAGTATCAGTGTAACAAAGTGCTGAATTGAAATTAACAGAAAGTCTGAGAGCAGCATCGTTATCTGTAGCAAGATTGAAATCTGTAACTTTACATCCACGGAATACACGAGTCAATTCTTTGCTGTCGCTTACTCCACCATTGGTATCACCTTGATTAGAATTTATATCTCTTCGTCGTTGTGAGACTTCAAGTGAGAATGACGGTACAGTAGTTCGGGAATAAAGAAGATGAGTCATAGGAAAAGTAATAGTACCCGTATTACTGATTGCTACACATTCTGTACCAGAGTCACCTATTATCCGTATTTCGCATTCTAAATCTGCGGCGTGTGGATAATTTAAAGGCTCATCCAAATATACTGTATTATCATTCTGCGAAACACCTATCACTCTTCGACATTCAATAGCCATTGCTGTATCGAAAATATTATCTTCTGTGGTCCCATCCCACTGACCACCATCAGGTTCATGGTCATTAACAATAGGAACTAATGTTGAATCATGTATCTCAATATATACTCCTACTGCAACTTGAGTTTTGGATGAAAGTACGATGTGAGATTGTCCTGCATTAGTAGCCACTGCAATAGTCGGTGTTACGTCACTGTCACTGTCAAGTTGTGTCTTACTAATCAACTCATTCCCAAGACAGTATTTGAGCCATCGAGCAGAATGCATAGCAACTTCAAAAGAGCCACCCTCGTTGGTGAGTTTACCCGGTACTTGTACTGAAGTATCACGACCAAGACCAAGAACATGGTATCGCTTTAAATCGATTTTTGTTTCAGGTAAAGTGATAGCAGATGCAATACCTAAAAACTGGTCTGTTTTTACAGACTCAGTTCCCTGTATTGCAAAATGAGATGTTTTACTTGCTATATCCATAGGTGGGGTTTTGTAAGGTAATATGTGTAATATGTCACCAACACCTAAAGCACCACTAGTTATCATAGAAGGTGTGATTTTCATAATAGTACCATTATTTTCAACAATAGTAAATACACGACCTCCACTCCCTGTATCAGGTAAATCTCCGTCATTTAAAGCGGCGGTTGTAGTATCATCTTTTTGCCATACAACCTGTGAACCAACAAGTATATTTTTAGGGTATCTTAACGCATTAATTGTCGCAGTAGCGTCGGTTTGGTCTTCAAATATCTGAGTGTTTTCCTCATCTGAAAAGGTTATTGTAGTGATATTACCACTGGTAGAAAGCGTCATATCTGCATCAGTTCCATCTCGTATAATCATACCTGTTTCTGGAGCAAAAGTTACTTCTGCTAAATCTCCTTTATACACTGTACTTGGCATTTTTCATCATCTCACGGTATTAGTTCTGCTAGTATTACTACTTCAATTTGGAATGTCATTCTAAACATCTTTTTACTTCTATCACTCAAGTCAGTTCTTGTCTTAAAAACCAGTCTATCAAAGTTAGTCCCATCTCCCTTTCTTTTTGAGTGAATTAATCGTCGAACTTCGTTCTCAAGTGATTGCAGATGAGTCCTGCTCTTAACTGTTCGCATGTCTACGGTTATATTTATACGTGTTGTGACGAAATCGTAAAACAATTCTGGTGCTTCTTCATTGTGTGCTGTTTCATAACAAAGCACGAAATCTGACTTTTGTAAATCGATTCTTTTACCTCTTTCAGGAGATACATCTGCTATATCCATAACAACAGGTCTATAGTTACCAGTATTCGCTCTATTCCAATCATCTTTGAATAAATTAATTATTACATCCAAACCTTCTGTCCAAGTCGCCACCATCTAAGCAACCCTCTTTTTGAATTTATTTGGATTATCTTTGTACTCTTCTCTTCTTGCTTCCAAATCTGTAGGTACAATAAAACCACCTTCATGTTTCATTTTATATTCCATAAAATATGGATTTTGTCGAAGCATAGCATCATCAGTTTCTTTATCTAATCTTTCAAGTTCTTTTTCTGATGCAGGTTTTCTAGTATTAGTATTAACATAACCATTTTCTTGTTTCTTTAGACCCATTGCTACGCTTTCAATACCTTCCATTCTATCACGAAATTCAGGAGGTTGAGTTTTGAAAAAATCCATCAATCTTTTTTGTTCGATTGCATCTTCCTTGAACGTTTCAACTAAACGAGCGAATAAATCTTCGCCATCCTTTTTGATAAGTAACTCTTCACTCATTCAAATATCACCATTTCGATATATTTAGGCAAAGTCCTATCCACGTCTGCTTGATAAAGTTGAACTTTACTAGCAAGGTCGATATTTTGAGTTCCTTCAGGGATTAACACACTTCGGTCATCAGCCATCAATAATTCAATAGCGACCATTTTAGTGCATACATCTTCTATGGCCTTTTCTAAATATCTTTCACCGTAAATGTATGTTACCTTTATAGCATTCCATTCAAAGAATGGATAAGAGTTATTGAAATAAACAATACCCATTTCATGGTCAAGCCACCAATCACGCAAACGAGCACTGTCACCACTACTAGAGCCGCCTTGTAAATCAACTAAAAGTGAATGTTGAGTAATTGTGCCAGTAATAGCCGCTAAACTACCTGTAACTGCTACACATCCTGTGAACGAAGTAGCGGTTTTACCAGTGTATCGAAATACATCCCCACTTGCATCTATAGCAACACCAGCATCTACAAACCCTGTAGTGGATGCGACATTGATTACAGTAGGTGCGCCGCTACCATCGTAACTGGTAAAAGTCGTACTGTTGACTTGAGTTTGTTCTATGGTTATATCAGAAGATGAACATACAATACTACATGTTTCTCCCGCTTTTACTGCTCGCATAGATGTAAGTTTTACAACACCTGTTCCGTAATCAGAATTAGCACTCGCTAAGAATTCATTGTTAATAGCAACATTTGAAGTTGAGCCTTCTAAAGTGAATGTTGGTGAAAACTCTACTGCTGCTTTACTAACCCTATCTTCCTTATTAATAAGGTCAGCAAAGTTTTGAGCAACTGTAGTAGAGGAAAAATCATCACGCCATTGACCAGTTCCAGTTCCTTGAGCAAGAGTAGCCACGCTACCATTACCGGGTGAAATATAAAATGCAGCAGAACTTAATGAAGATACATCATCAAACTTAATTCTTGCTTCAGCGCCACATATTTCTCGATAATCATCTCCTTGCCAAAGTTCTATTCTTAGCATTTGTTGAACATTTCTAAACAACAAAGGTGCCGTTCCAACATAGTCAGTATAGTAACGGCGACGATAAGGTTTGTAAGTATCAAAATTAATGTATTCAGCACTTACAAGATATGGACGCCAAGCGTTATGAGTAAGATTATCAATTCTATCTTGCATCTTCAATATCATATTGTCAACTTTAGATTTCGTAACTCCACGAGTCTTACCGTTGGTGAAAGATGATTGATTCTGAATATATGTATTATCAGCAACTTGGAAATCACTTACGTTTGAGATATTAGTGCCTGTAAAATACAAGGCTACTCCGTTACCACCACCTTCTGCAATCGATGTGATAGTCCTCTCTACCCCTAAAGCCTGAGCATCACTGTAAATGAGTATAGTGTCACCTACCGCAAAACCATGGGTTCTGTAGTCGGTTCCAGTAACATATACTCTGTCAGCCTCAGTATCGCCACTCGCAAGTACTTCTTCACCGGGTCCGATATCCAAAAGGTCAGCGACTTTTTGCGCTGTGGTGTAAATTGTTTCTGTTGGATATAACGGTCTTGTTTCGGGTTCACCGGGACTGAATACTATTGGCATACATTATCCTCCCTCACAACCTGTTCTTTTCGTCACGATGACCCATATTGTATTCCATTGGTTTATCACAACTACCACAGGTAGACCTCCATAGGAAGTGTAGAAAACCGCAAGAACGACAACGTGTACCTGAGCCTATATTTAGAACATCACCGATTTCAGTGCCACGTTTACGTTGCTCTGAAGTAACACCCTTGAGAGGATGCTCTGTATCTTCTACAAAGGCGGATGCCGTGTCGAATTTAACACCTGACTTTTCCGCTCGGTGTATATCGTCGAAATCTATATTTCTTATATCAAAAGACATGAATCACCCTCAACCAGCATAATTTACTACGACGGCAATTTCACCTCTAATGTCATTTATGTCCATACCTGTAACACTTGCAGAAGCACCAGCAAGCATGTCTACCACTCTACCATTTAACATGGGTGCGAATGTATTTGCATGAAGCATAGTATCCGCAGGAATAGTACAAGATGCTGCTTCGACTATGGTGATAGTTTCAGCATCAGCACCAACATTAGTTGCTGAAATATATCCTATGTATAAAAAACCTTGACCGTCTACACTTACATCAGATTTTCTTACGAATAATTTTGTACCGCTATTTGCTTTTGCATTAGCGACGAATACAGTATTTGCAGTTGCCGTAGTAAAGTCATTAGCCGCATCAGCAGCATCGTTAGTGACTATGTTTGAACTACCTGTACCGTTAATCGTCACAGGAGTTTTTACACTGATACCTGTTTCGTAAGGCCCGTTAGGTGGGAATAAATACACTTGTGTATTAATTGCTGGAATAGCCAAGGTAAATCACCTCAGCGTAATCCGAGTATCCACCAACGACCATCTTGGGTATGTGCAGTACTAGCCGCACCTAAGTTACCGTTTCCAAAGACTACATATTTATTAGTCTCGTCAATAGCAACCGAAAGATTTCCATCAGTCAAAGTTACTGCACCAGTGTTTGGTCCAAGTTTGTAAATAGCGGCTTCATCAGACACAGTTGCTATTACACTATCAACCACTACTGCGGTAGCGTTTAATATTGCTGTGACAACTCCTACTCTAAAAACGGTGGCGGGGTCACCATCATTACTAGCATAAACTGATTCTCCAACATTGAAGTGAAGTCTAGCATCTACAGTTTTAACTGTAAAAGTTGTAGCACCTGCTGTTTTTTCTCCATCTGCTAATACTCCGGTATTGTATAAACTTGTTACGTGTCCGCCTGCTGCGAAAACGGTGGATAATGTTCCGTCGAATGATACATCGGTTCCACCGTCTGTGAAAGTCCCGGTCATCATGAGCATATCGCCCATTACGTGTGTTCTTGTGTCAGTTGTGTGTCCTGCTGCCATAGTTTTTCATCTCCTATAATTAGTCTAAATCGCCTTCATTAATATGCTTTTGGACAAGTAAGAGTGCTGCGGATTTGGTTAAGTAACCATTCCCCATTTGCACTCCTTTATCTTTTAACCAAGAAATCATGTCTTTCCTGTTCCAATTTTCGTCAGGAACAACACTCTTTTTATTGGTCGTAACAGAAACCCCTCCCTCGATTTTAAATTTTTCACGAGGGAGGAATCTCTGATTATCCTCAAGCCATTCTTGAGTTACCTCTACTTGTTCACCACGAACCCATGACCCGGTTTTATTCCGGGTTTCATAGAAAGGGCCAAGGAAGGTTACTGTAGGCAATTTACCACCTCAACCTAGCACGAGCCAAAGTTCCATTGCAGTTAAGTCATCAGTAGTTCCGTCAGCAGTTGCTTCCATGTCGAAGGTTAAGACCAAATCGCTTGTGTGTGTTATCGCTACGTTAGCAGTTGCGTCAGCACGTTGTGCTACGAATGATACAATTTTACTAACATCTCCTGAAAGAGTAAGTGTGTTTGTATCTGCTACTGCTGCGTTAAGTGTGAGCATAACCAGTCTTGGGTTTCGCCCTCCTACGTTGGTTGTATCGTCATTTGTAGGTAGAAAAGGTGTTAGAGCGCCCGGATAAGCATCTGCTGCTCCTCCTGCTCCGTCTAACCACCTTGTTTCGTCTTGGTCTACTCCACCTTGAAGTTGTAAGTCAAGGTTCATGGTTGTGGTTCCACTACCGCTTTGAGCGTATGTTATTCCTCTGTGTGTCATCGTTGTTGCCATAATTTTTCATCTCCTTTTTTTATTTTACTCCAATCGCCTCACTTCAAGTCTCGGATTGAACCGTGACCTCCAAAGAAAGTAGTCCATACTTCACCCATGGTGCGGTACATCCCCTCTTGTCCGAGGCGATTGATTGCGAATGGGTCACCAGTTTCGATACCACTCTCAAAGTATTGTGTTGGGATAGCGGTGCTGAAATACAGGTAATCAGTATCAAGGTAGTAAATTCTACTTAGTGAATCAGTTGGAACGTCCTTAGATGGGATGATTGGGACACCATTGTAAGTTGCTACAATGAATCCTGCTTCCATACCCGGAACACCCTTAACACCGTTGTAGGTTGGTGTAACACGCTTCTCTTCCATGAATCTCTGTTGAGATTGTAGAAGTTGTTGTAGACGCATTAGTGTGTCATATCCAGTTAGCATAACCTTAGGATTTCCACCACGGACCCAAATCTTTTGGAACAAATCATCCAATTGGTCTAGGGAAAGGTTGCGGTTTACACTTCCAGTATCAGCGTTACCCTCAGCATATGCCCATGAGTTTGCACTACGGTCGATACTGTAGATGTCGTCATCTCCTGCATCATAGTGAGTTCCAGAGGTCATAGCGGTTGAGTCAGCACTTGTGATACGGTCTAGTGACTCTAAATCATTTCCTGCTGGTGTGGTTACATCTTCAAGAAGCATTCTGTTAACGTGCTCTGCGTGGTGCTTACCCATCTCTTCCTTCAAGACTGAGCGTATGTCGCCAAGTCCGTCATCCTTGTCAGCAAGGAACATTGCAGTTTCAGACATATCGAATGTGTGTGCAATGGTCTTTGGCTTTGCAGCGATGTGCTGGAAAGTTGGTTTGGTTGTGTCAGGCAGTGTTGAATTCTCTGCAAGACCGCCACCCTTAGTAAAGGAAGGACGAGCGGTAATAACTCTCCATCCACTTCTTTCCCAAGGCCTCTTTGGTAGAACGCTAAAAGCGTTAAATTCTTGGTTTAGTTGTGACCACACTTTGCGGCCATAAATTGCTTGGTATGTTCCAGCGGTGGAAGACAACATTGGACTGTCTGCCTTCAATAGTTCTGAGCCGCTGTAGGAATATCCCATAGCGTTTCCTGCTCCATAGAAGTAACGTTCCATGTCTTGTACTGTTCTAATATAATCTCTTGCCATATTTTTCATCTCCTTTTTTTATTTTCCTTTTACTCATGCACCTCTGTACACTTTGTCAGCGAGATTATGAACTTCATCCCATGACATGTGTGCTAGGTCGTTTGTTGTTGGAATTTCTACATTACTTGATGCGGACTCAGACTTTGCAATCATTGTTCCTTCAGTTGTTAAGTTACTAATGCGCTCCTCTAAGTTCTCAAGACCTTTTAGAACTTGAGCAAGTGGTTCACGAGCATCGAAGGCTGCTTTATCTGCGGCTGCCTTAGCGATTTCTTGTTCTTGTGAAAACCTGTTTGCGAAATTTGACTCAAGAGAGTTTCGGAAGTTTTGCTCCTCTGCTGCTGCTTTGTAAACTTCATAAGCGGCTTGGATATCTAAATCAGAGACATTACTTGCTGACAAGTATTGCTTTGACAATTCCACTGCTCCATGGGCACCTGATGGGGTTTTTCCGCCAGACTGTGAAAGTTTAGGGATAGCACCAGTTGATGGAGAACCCTTATCTTGTCCACGGCCACGAACTTGACCACCAAAGTAGTCTGCACCGTCTACAGCGTCAGGGTTGTCGAAGCCACCAAGTTGTGCCTTCTCGACATCTCCAAAGTGGTTACGGGCTGCATTAACATCCACTCCACTCTTTGCAAGATTGTCTTCCAAGTATGATAGGTATTCACTGGTGATAAAGTCAGAATAACCGGCTTTAGCCATTTCTTCCATCTCATCAGGCTTGTCACCTTCATCTTCGTCTTTCTTAGGTTTTTCTTCTTTCATATCTTTAGGCTCCTTTTTATCTTCTATGTGTTCTTTCAGACCTTCAGGCATTTCGCCCTTTTCCATAGCGTCTAGCCTTTGGTCTAATTTATTCATCATATTCATTAAGTTTTCTTCTTCACTCATATTTACATCCTCCTTCAGAATACGAAATTGTGCTTCAGGGTTAATCCCTTTTTCACAAATCGTTATTTCATGGAGTTCCATTTTACTTATCTCTTGGTATTCACCATGAGATTCGTCTGCTTTGCGGACTCGCTTGAATGCTTGTCCTCCGATTGAGAAGCCTTGCAGATTACCCTTTCTGATTTCTGCTGCAACTTCTCGTGCTTTTTCTATGTCGTTACGTAGTTTTACTACAACGAACATTCCTGTATCATCAACTTCGGATTTCCACATCCTACCATTAGAGTCTACAAAAGAATCGATTACTTCTCCCACTTGTATGTTTGAGTGGGCTAGTTGTACATTTCGGTATTTGTCACTTTTCATGAAGTTACCGAATGCGTCATTAAGTGCTCCTCTTGTAATTAGGTCGCCTTGCTTGTCAACAAGTTCAACCGAAGCATAGCCTGCTACAACCAAGTCGTTTCCACTCTTTAGAATGGAAATGCCTGATGTTGATGGCCTTTGCAAGGTTAGCATTGAATTAGATGAGTTATTGTTTTTATACTTATACTTGTCTATTTTTGAGAGATGGTAACTTCATCTTTATTTTTATCAAAAACAAGCGCCTCACCTTCATTAGTATTCAATTCCATATGATTAATCGGTTTTTTAGTTTCTTCTTCCTCGTAATCGTCATCGTATCTTTTCTTTCCATCATAATCAGGTAGATTATAATCTTCTGTAAGTTTTGTCGGACCACCCGGTGATTCAACAGGAGTAGCCATATCTATGCCTAATCCTCTCGGCCCTGTCCAAGTCATTTTTTCCTTAGTAAGTATATCAACTGCTCTTGAGAATATTTCTGCTGCTTTCTTAGTAGAAGGTTTTAGAAGTCTTTTTTCATCATCAGCATCTAATACACCTGCTGATTGATTTTCTTGTCTTTTACGACTAGGTGGATGTTTCTCATCCATTTCTAACTTTTGTAAATAACCTTGAACCATGAGTGATGCTAACGGTCCCCAATATGGTTGAAGACTGTCAGCCAGATTTAATGAATAGTTAGATTTGTACAAGTCACCTAAATCCGTAGTAGCGCTCTGTAAAAACCATTTATCTCCTATGTTTTCTACTGTATAGTTA